TCTTTAGATTTACTCTCTACATAAGAATTAAGAGTATTAGCTGCTGCAATAATATGTTTAATACTAGCTTTTGGATCAGCACCATTAACAACAATAGATAGTTCTAATGGATTTAAATCAACGTTAATTTCACCATAACAGCTCTTCTTGCGCATATGGTCGCAAAATTCTGCTTCTGTACGAGCGACGCGGGCGCAATCAGTACAAATTGCCTTGCCAACTGCAGTGCCCATAGATACACAATTAGATACACCAGTTGAAACCTTGCGAGCCAAATCTGGATAACTGTGCTTATCTAATGCGCATAATGCAATAACTCTTTTTAAGTTACGATCATAATAGGTATCAACAATAAAGCCTCTTACATGATCTACTGAACTTGATTTATGATCGATGCAAAGAGGCTTTCCTACCCATTTTTTATATGCTTTAACTAATTCTTCTTCTGGAAAAATATCGCCATTGGAATTCTTATAGGGCTTAATACTAGAATCATTACTTGTCCAACGTAATGTGTTTCCTGACTTATCCCAGCCAACTTCAACTGGCTTTCCATTAGCCATAATTCGTATTGTACCATCATCATTGAGACCAGCAGCTTCGGCTGCGTGCATCATAACGGCAGAGAAATAAAGAAAGTCTTCTGCTTTAGGTGCTATTTTTTTAAGATTAATGGCAAATTTTCTAAAGTTTTCTAAAATTTCAGGGCTAACCGCAGGTAAGCATGATTCGGTATTTTCTACCCTGCTGATTTCAATTAGTTCGCCTAGTTTAATAAATGACATGCATTAGCTCCCTGATTTCTTCGTTTCAGAAGTATCAGATGTATCAGATTGTTTAATGGTTTGCTTTGCAAGCTCACTAGCTGCTTTTTTCTTTTGCTCAGCAGTTAGTTCTTCTTCACCAAGAACAACAGATAATATTTTTCCATCACCGTGTTTAATAAAAGCCATTTTATATTGCGCTCCGTCTGGGGAATCACATTAGTTCTTTAATTATAATGTATTATTGCCACAAATTTTGCCTTTATGACATGAACTTCACCTTTATATGGTAATATTCCTATTTTAATCCATTAAATTAATTGCCTGGTTGTGATGTCCTTTCTTTAATAGACTCATTAAGTTGGTCTTGTCTTTGGTTAAATAAATCTAAAATAAGCGGCGTTTTTTCTTGAACCTGCAATTGTAAATCACTGCTAACTGAATCTACCCAGCTAGTAGCTAAAATATTAGTTTGAATATGATTTTTTATTCTTTCTTCAATAATTTCATTGATACTTTCGCATTGATCTTGAATATCTTCAATAGATTTAACTATATTTGTAGAAAAATCTTTAGCCTCTAAATCACTAAATAAATCACCAAACTCATTAACTTTCTCTTCTAACTCATCAATAGATGAAATAAATGATTTCATAAGTTTTAAAGTTTGTGTATCAGTAGAAAAATCTTTCATTACATTAACGCACTCAAATGCTTTTTTCTTAAACTCATTAAAATTTTCTATTGACTTATCTCTAAATCTTCTAATAGCTGCTCTAGCCTTTAAAACATCTTCGCCAGACATTTCTGGATTATTTTTAAAGGGAGTCTTCATAATATTAAGATGATCAGATGCTAAATCTAATAACTTATCAGTGTGCGAAAAGCATATTAAAGCCTTTTCTGCCTGCGTTTTTTCCGCATCAGAAACGTCGTATGTCATTTGGACACTATATGCTTTTTTGATTATCATTTTATTCGCTTATAAATCCACCAGCTGGAAATACTGGTCCTGCTCCATACATGCCGGCATCATTATTATAGATGCCAACCATTGGAATTGCATCATCCTCTTTAGTATTATGCTCTTTTATTGACTTATAACTTTCATAATTTTCACGAGTTGGAGACTGATCCATTACAAAATTATATAATGCATCTTGTGGGTTTTGACGAGTTTGACTTAAATAGGGGGCAAAAGAGCCTTGATGTCCCTCATCTAAAAATGAATCTCGATTATCACTAATATATTCTCGTTCGTTAGAAACTATATCAGCACCATCATTACTATCATTAGTTTTTTTATCAGGTTTACACTTTCTAATTAACTTTTCAAAAATATGAATTATCTTTGGATCTACACGCAGTCCAAATCCTAAAGATTTAGCCTCTTCTATTGCAATCTCTGGATCTTTACCAAAACACTTACATTGTAATAATGCTACTGCCAATCCAGTCCTATCTTTGCCCTCAGCACAATGAACGTAGGTTGGCCCATCGCTTAATAATAAATCTTTAATGTCATGCTTTAGAAAATTTATTAATGATTCATTTAGATGATCAATGTCGATAGGCAACATAATATGTTTAATGCCTAATATTTTACATGGTCTATTAATCCTATTGCCTGCTAATCTGTCTAAACTAACTATTTTATTAATACCGAATTCATTCTTAAGGCGCAACACATCCGTAGCCGATGGGGCACTTCCTCTAAAAAGAAATGGAGTTACCTGCCTAAACCTATTAATCATTTTATAAATTTCTCACTATGTTATTAAGAACCTCGCGCACATAATGGGCGTCGTGATTAAATAAAACATGCTTTACGAAAGTAATAGATTGTCCAATAGCCGAGGTTGGAGGCATAGTTTTCTGAGATATTTCATTGGCATTAAAAGAATAAAATTTGCGTCTTAGAGATTGAATTGCTTTAGTTCTTTTTTCTAAAGGAATTCTATTAAGAGTAAATCTAACAATATCTGCTAAATATTTTCCTACTTGAATTGGATCTCCCAGTTCACTAACTGCTGCATTCTTAACTAATTTTTTCTTTACTTTAATTTTATGTTTCTTATTGAATTTAACTAAAGAGTTTTGTAGCGCAATCTTCTCTGGTTTTTGTAATTTTGTTTTAACAGCTTTATCAAATTCTCTTTTAAATCCAATTAAAAATTCTCTTACTTGATCTTTTGAAGCTTTTTGTCTCATTTCACGCATAATGGCGGAATAAGAAAAATCTATAGCCCCCATAAGATCAATTACTTTTTCGTCAGAAGAATCCTCTTCACCAACAGACTTTAAACAGCTGTGATAATAAGTATCTGCCAATTTTAGTAATTGTTGTGTATCGTGCATATGACATTATTCTTTTGTTAATTTGTCAATAAAATGTCTTTTGATTTTAGACGTTTCTTTACTTCTTAAGAACATATCTTCAATAATTCCGTTGCCTTCAATTACTTCATTAAGTCCACGAATAGCTCTCTCATTAATAAACATTAAATGACCTAATTGTAATTTCTTATCTTCATTAACAAAAACTGAATTAATAACTAAACACTCTCTATAAGCCCCGACTACTTTTCCGCAAAATACAGCAGGATAAGCACAAGAAGTTTGCTCTAAACTAACTTCCTCATAAGAGTCGCCCAAATAAATTTCGATAAATTTATCTTTAAAAAGAGTTCCAATAAATTCGCCCAGTGTTTTTGTTCTATCTTTATTACATTCCTGGATCAAATCTAAAACTGATTGTTCGGTTACCATCTTATTTCCTTAGATAAATTTAAGCAGGAATTTCCTGTATTGAGTTTGTGCCGCATCAAGAGTAATTTCTTGATAAGATGACTTTTTATTCATAATGAATTTAGTGTTAATATCAATACCACCTATTTTAATAGTGGCTTTCTTAAAAACAGTTGCTAGCGATTGAGTTAATTGTTTTACAGCTGCAAAGCATCCTGATTCTGGTCCAGGAATAACGCACTCTACTTCTATATTGTTATTTTCAGTATGTATAAATGCTTTTGCCATTAATTCTTCATCTAATGCTGTACATAAAACTCTTGAAAATTCTACTGCATCTGTATAATTTTTTGATCTTACACCAATAACTATATGTTGAGATGGTAAAAATTGTTTGTATAATTTTTTATTAGATCTTTCTGAGGCGGTTACTTGTTGTACGTATCCGGTTAAAATAGATTGAACGCTTGCTGGCAATGCTGTTGCGGCGGGTGGCGTGGTTGCGGGGTTTCCCATTTCAGTAGCCTTATGTCTTTCGGCTATTTCTGAAAACACATCGCCTTCTTTGCCTTTTAATCTATCAAGATATCTTTGAATGAAATTTCTTTTAGTGCCAGGTTCAACCTCTGTTTTAGCGACCATAGCAGCCCCCTCTTGCGCTTTAGGCAGATCAACTTGTCCAGCCATAGCAGTTTCATAACTTTTTGATTTATTAAAGCTGCTATATATTCCAGACAATAGTTTAGTATAAGCCGATTCATCAGCTGTATAATATCCGCCCCTTTTAAGCTCTTTAGAGAATGATGCTGGGTCTGGATGTAGAACATGTTGCCATGCGGCGGCATATCTTTGTGATGTACTTAATAATTTTATATAATCTTTAACGCCCTCTATTAAAGAAGGATAGGCTCTAAATTTCATATCTGATACTTTTACAGTTTTTCCATTTATTACTTCATCTCCTGTTAAATTGAAATAATCTCCTATCCATTCTTTAAAAGCTTTAATATTTCCAATATTGTAATTCCACATACTTTTGCGATGCCCTGTTTCCAAAGCATTCTGCGCCATTAATATTGCAATTTGTTCTTTAGATGGCTGATTTCCAAATAAAGATTTCCAAGCCTCAATCATAGCTAATGCCATTTGAGGTTCAGAAACTTGTGTTTGAACGCGTTCAACCCTATTGCCCATCTAATTATCCTTTAATTTGCTGAGCAATTTTGAATAATTTAGATGATGTATTTGGATCCGTTACTCTAATAGAATTAGCATACTTCTTAATAAATAATGCTAACATTAGGGGACTCTCACTCGATAATGATTCTAAAGAAGAGTAGAATTTTTTATGTGCTATTGCTGGTGATAAATCGGCAGGCAATTTACCTGGCGCTGGCAATTTACCTGGCGGTGGAGCCGCTTCGGGTCCAGATGGAAGCATAGTTGAATGTCTACCCTGTTCCATAGCTGGAGGTGGAGCTGGCATAGTTTTAAATCTTCCTTGAGGATCAGTAAGGTTTGCTAAATTTTCTGCATCTTTATCTGCCACCATTTGTCTTGTCATATCTACCGTAGCGCTTGGTGGAGAATGAGGCGGAGATCCTACTCCTCCAACACCAGGCGCAGTAATAACTGAAGGTGCGGCTAATGGAACGCTCGTATGAACGGCGGCAGGAGCATCAGCAGGAGATCCGGCAGGAATATCTTGTGTTCCCAATTCTGCAGCTGTTGGAGCTGACGTACCTTTCATGCGCTCTTGATATTTTTCCATATCTACAATATATTTAGAAAAAACATTCTTATAAAACTCTTTAAATGTTTTATCATACCCATTAAATGCATGAGTTATTTGTGTAGATGCTTTTATATAATCGTCTATATTTCTAACAGAACGAGCGCTTGCCATTTCTTTTAATGAACTAATAATAGTGTCAAGTAAGCTTTCTGATTTTTGAAATAAAACGCTTAATCCACCCTTAATTTTATTAACATCTTTAGGAAATCTTTTTTCCCAAGCGGCTAAACCGCGACCACGAGGCGTTCCAATATTTTTCAAAAAATCCATAACAGAAGATTCTTTTACCAATAAAGCCTGCTGCTGAGCAAATCTTGTTTTAAATCCAGTTAAACGTTCGCGTTGTTCGGGAGTTAAATCTTTAAATAAAAATTCGTGATGAACTTCATCAACTTGAGAATTAATTGAATTAATTTGATCTACAACATTTTTTGATTGCTCATGAAATGAGCCTAAATCATGTGCTGCCGCCATAAATTCTCGTCTATTAATATTTGACTTAGCTTGTTTAATAAGATCTTTTAGTGCAGGACCATAAGACGCAGGGGCTGGAGCGGCATCTCCATCAATATCTTTATCTGCATCTCCTAGTTTTTTTCCTACAACAATACTTCTAATTCTATCGTCTTTTATCCTAATAGTTTCCATTACTTTTTTAAATTGTGGATTGAAAAATGCTTCGGCAGCTTTACCGCTAACATTTGCCATTTCTCTTAATTTATTATAAACGGTTCTTTTTTGAGCAGTTTTCTGCATAGTAAATCCTCTACTTATATGGAATCAGTAAAATAATACGTAATTATCCATAAGTCTAATAGCTAATTAAATTCAAATTAGGCTGGTGGGGGCGGTGGAGGAGGCGGAGGAGGTGCTTCGCCGCCACCTTCTGGCGGCGGGGACGGTGGCGGCATTCCTGGTGGGGCGCCCATATCTAATCCTGGTATGCCTCCGCCCGGTGGCGCGCCGCCAGGTGCTTCGCCTGGAAGTGGTGCTTCGCCAGCAGCGCCTCCTGCTGGTGCGCCCTCTGGCTCTGGAATTTCATCTTCTTCATCCAATGCCCGAAGTGCATTAAGATCCATGGCGGCTAGCGCAGCCTTTTCTTTTGCATTAATAGCTGCTTGAATAGCTTCTTTACGCATTTTTCTGGTTTCATCTTCAAATTCAAGCCCCATTGAGCGATAAAGTGTATGTACAGAAGCTCTTTTAGCTTCACCTTCGCCTTGGGTTAAGGTTACCAATCCATTAATATAATCACCAGCATCAAATAAAGACATGTGATTCCAGTCAATATCTGGAACAATTAATTGTTTCTCGCCGCCGGAATAGTCATAAAATCCTTGAATTTTAGAGATTGGAGCAAAAATCTTTCTCTTTAACCATTGGGACATCATATTACGAAATTGCATATAGCGCTGTCTCAATACATCTAATGCTACACCGCCGTTAGCATAAGTGGTATCTGCGCCGCCATCCATAAGAACGGGCGGCACTTGCAAACCTACGTAAATTTCTTTAATGATTTGAGTAATATCGCCTGAGATATCATAAATGCCTTGACCATAGCCAACGCGCTCAACTGCAATGCCGGCATGAGTAAAGATTTTGAAATCCTTATCGTATTGAGCTTCTTCAAAAACATTTCTCCAAGCTTCTAAGTCCGCGAAAGTCGGATGCAATCCATCTGGTCCATCAGTACCAATTTTAACCAAAGTTAATGGATTAATCATATTATCTGCTTGTGCATACTTAGATTCTCTAAGCTTATCAAAAAGCATTAATTGACGGAAAATACATACTGGAAGTCCAGTGCCGCGAATTTCATAAGGGCTAATTCTACGAGCCAAATGGGAGACATGGAAATTATCAAGTGGAATATTTTCGCCGCGCTTGACAGAATCAATAATATGATTATTAAGTTGCTTACGTTGTTCGATGTCAGTAGGACGATTAGAGAAAATAATTTTCTTTAAATTTTCATCGGGACGCAACATAATAATTGGCTCATTAGCTACGACAGTGCGCTTGACAATCATATAATCAGGATTTTGAATAAGTAATCTGCTCCATTTGCCGCGACTTTCATCAAGTTCAGCATAAACAAAAGACT